TTCCCTCTGTGATGTACTTCCGTAACAAATCGATTTGCTTTGTATGAAGTGTGCTCACAGGCTCTTCTTTTTTTTGTCCAACTATTTTAATGAAAGAGTCCATTGATGATCTTACTAATCAAGCCATAGATTTGGTGCTCGAAAATGACGCACTACAAGAACGTATCGTAAAACCTTTAAGAAGGAAAATTTTACCATATATTGCTTGTTCAATTTTAACTAATCTGGGAATGTTTATTCTGTTGGTGTACCTTGCTCGACGTCTGTCTCTTCTTCAGACGCCACTGATGTAAGTTCTTCTTCCTCGTCTAACTCTGACTGCATTTCTTCGAGTATTCTAGTTTTTGCTTCATATTCTTCCCTGGACTTTACAAGATCTCCAATTTTAGACAGTGGTCCACCTTTTGTAATAGCTGATATGATGTTCACACCCTTCTTAACATCATTAACTGTCAGTTTCAATTTTGGAATAGCGCGAACATCTAAAATTTCTGGTTTTGTAAACACATTATCAAGTGGATATTCTTTTTCAAATGCAACTAATATAGTTGTGGGTACGGCTGGTGATTGCTCAATGAGACGATCGTATTCAGTCTTAGAGTTGTTTACAAAGTCGAGACCGTCAGAGTTTCTTTCTTCTCTTGCAAGAGCTAATGTAAGTCTAATATTTCTGGAGAGAAGTCCATATGAAAGGGCTGCAGCCTTATGATTTTCCATGAGTTCATTAATTTTAAGGAACTGCATAATAGTAGCGACAAGACCCGCAACAAGATTGAGACCACCGATTACAGATGGAACCATTCCGCGGACAGACTCTGGAAATTGGTCTTGTGCAAAGTTTGCTGTACCAGTCAATGTGGAAAGAATAATGACAGGCAAAGTAAAACGCATGCTTAATTTTTTGTACATTAGGAATGCTCTGTGATGCATATATCTGTAACACCCAGCAGCCTCACCCCACTGACGTAATATACTTTCGTGTTGGTCGTTCCAACTTTCTCGTCGATGCTCACGTTCTTTTTGTCTAATCATTTCATCGTCAATAATTTCTGCGCTCATGTTATAATAGATGAACATAATATTCTGGATCCATCTTGCATTTCTAATAGCAATTCTTGTCGTCCCTTTCACAAATGACAGACGTAATTTAGATTTTTATTCTATACTTATTCCATTTTTATTCTATCATTGGTCAGTCAACGACGATACTTGTGCACTCACACAAATGGAAATGGTAGTCACGGGACAGGAAAAAGAAACCACATTCATGCACCGAGTTGTAAGTCCTATATATAAGATGGAAGATAATGATGTAAACAATCTTACAAAAACTTTGTTCTTCTTCTTATGGGCTGTTGTTCAGTATCGTCTTGGACGCTTTGATATGTTTATTGACGACTTCAAATTAATGATGTCAGGTAAAACACCAAAGTAAATAATAGCATAAAGTTTTGACGCGATGAACTTACAAATAACCATGGAGATGATTCGTGATATCAAGCAACAAATTCAAGCCCTTGAACATTCAAAGGAATATCATCACCAAAAATATATGAATAATATTACACTTATTGATGAAAAAATTGATAGAATTGAAAAACAAATCGAAAGGACAAAGTCCCAAGTGAAGCGAGATCTTCTCAAGCGAAACCTGGATTGGTGTGAAGAAGAAATTATTAAGATGGATGAAGCAATCGAGGTTATCACACGTAATATTGATTTTGAAATTAAAAAATTTGAAAAAATTATAAAATCAATTGAAGAAAGAAAAGAAAAAGAAAAAAAATCATTCGAATATAATATTCAATCGATTCGAGAATGTGTTAAAAATCGCAGCACAACAAATATATTTAATGTGCTAGACTCAGTAGCTAATGCGTTAGAAATTATTAGAGCCGAGAAGAATCAAACTTAAAACGATCAAAAAAATGTACAGATACTTTAAAATTATAATAAATTATCATACATAATGCATCGGCTATATCATGCTTTCTATCATAGGGGATATCTTCATTTAAATATTTATTTGCAATAGAAACCGTCCTTTCTTTGCGCTCTTCGTAGTTTAGATGCCTCATACCAAAATGTGTATGCATGCTCACAGGTGAAATAAGTATAACTTTATCTTTGAATATGTAATTTAAAAGCACCTCGATATTAGTAAAACCACCCGGTGGTTGTCTCTCTATAAGAATTGTATCTGCCGCGTCAAATATGAATTTGTGATCATCTATAAATAAAGGAACTAAATCAACAATATCATTTGAATATATATGTTTGTAATCCTCAAGACTTACCTTCTTTATATACTCGACATTGATTTTTGGTCCATTTCCACATTCAGCTAATACAAGACCCATATTATGATATCCAATGTCTATGGATAAGATCTTCATGACTTTATGTAAATAATATTCCTTAACTAATATAAATGAAGATAAAGAGTAAAAATAAAAACCAAGTCTTGTGGTCGGTTATAGTTGTACTTACTCTCATTTTGAGCTACATGTGGTTGAATCCAAAAGTTGTTGAAGTTCCAGTAGAGGTTCCCGTAATGCCTATTACACCAAGATATACATTAGAACGCGAACGTGAACGTGAACGTGAACACCAGCGGGTACACGAACCAGAATTCAGACACGCACCAATTCGACAATACAAACCTGGTCATATGCAACAGATGGGTGTTCTCATAGGTGCGGGTGAAGAAACACTTCCATTATACGGAAAGGAAGTGACAGGTCGACGCGATCGTTACCATTACTATACAACCACGGGTGGTGAAAATCTATATCCACTTCCCGTAACTCATAATGCACGAGACTGTATGGAAGATATTGGATGTGAAGAACTATATGGGAATGAAACAGTGTCAGTTTTAGGAAAAACTGGTTCATACTCGGTGAATATGTATCGGACAGATGATTTTTTTTAAATACCAAGACGCTTCTTTGTGTCCCTAACTAGCATACCAGAGGACGAGCAGCTACAGATACAACATGCAGCCAACGCCATGAGGAATGGCGGAGTCTTTATTGGAAAAGACATCATTTTTGTGGTTGATTTGAATGTAATGAAAGTGCAACATAAAAGACTTAGGAGTCTTGAATAACTCATTGGTTCTTCCTTTTTTTTTGCCATTTTATACTATATATCAACAAAAATTATTTCGTAAACTCATGATAATATCATATTCTCTCCCACCCAGTCCTGGATTTCTTGATAGTCTCGCTTTGAGTTTCAGGAGTTCCAGAACTGTATCATCATCGAGATTTTTAAAAAAGTCTCGCTTCGCCTCAATATCATCGATATTGGTAAGCTCCTTTCTCGCCTGAACATATGGCCATGTATGCCTTCTGAGTGATGCGACCTCCTCTTCAAGTTGCCTGATACGAGGAAGAAGCACTTGAGTAATGAGAACTCGTGTTTCCATATATAAATTATATGTATTTAGTTCTTAAGTGAGAAAGACTTAAAAATATCTAACGAAATATATCTAATGGTGGGAACACTCAAACGGTTTGGATACTGGTCACAACCACCCATTTCTGTAAGTAAGCCGCGATTTCGCATTATCGCAGCACAAAGAAGTGAGGAACTTGGGTATGAACAGAAGAAACGTAAAATCACACGTATCGCACTTCAGCAATTGTATGAATCTCCATCGCTGAGAGAGCCATACGAAGTTACTGTGAGACAAATGCGTCTCAAAATGATTTTACACGAAGCTCTTGATATTGCGTACGCCATATGTGAACACCAAGATGCCCAGGAATGTCGCTGGGCTTGGGAAATGGTAGACGAAATTGATGATGCGGCAACCAGAGCTGGCGTCAGGTATCAATAATTTCCTCACCTATATTAAATGGAGTACGAGAAACTCAAAGACAAAGTCAAAAAGATGGGCTTCAGAGTGACTAAGGATGTCAAAGGTAAGCGTGTTAAACTCACTAAAAATGAACTTAAATCAAAACTTCCAGTGAGAGCTATTCCAGTTCCCACACTAGAAAATCAGGCTAAGAGTGCGAAGAAGTTCATTCGCGTTTGTAAGATGGTCCTCAGAGAAGCCGAACCAAAGATTCCACGTACGAGACAACAAACTATACGAATGTCTCCAAAGCGATTGGTTCCACTTGCACCCATAATACCTCAGGCACCGCCACCTCCACCACGACCAGTAGGTCTCAATCCAAGAGCTCAGCTTATGGCTAACCTTAAGGCGGATCTTAAAAAGCGAGGTCTTGCGAATAACAACAACTAATTTGGAGTTATATCCATCTTTTTGAATGGGGTACATTTAACTGTACTTGGACCTTTAATAAATACTTCCTGATCTGTAGTACTATATGCTCGTACCGCAAAATCATCACTTACACGAATAGATTTAAAGTTTGCCTCAACTTTTGATGGAACTTTATCTGTGTGACTATGTTTGCCACTGTAATCACATTCTTCATAATAATGAACACCTGGAGCACTTGGATCTATCATTTTCTCTGGTTCTGGCTCTTGTTTCAAAATAAAATATACTACAAAAGCCAAAATTAGAATTATAGCAAAAATAACTGCTATCATTATTTACTACTGTATTAGAC